GCGGGCAGGGCTGGCCGGCCAGTGGGGTCAGCCTGGGGATCACCAAGGGGGGTTTCAGCTCCCGGCGTCACGTTGCGAATGAGCCTTTCCTCGGTCTTTTCTTCAGCTACCATCGCCTCACGGGCGGTCTCGGTGATGGGCAGACTCTTGAAATGCCTCCGGATGAGAGTCTTCTTACCCATCTCCTCGAAATACTCAGTCCAGGGCGATTGCTTAACCTTCCAGTCTTCGAGCCCCTTCAGTACCTTGTTACGGACCTCCTCAACTTTCGAAACCGGCATCCATTCGTAGGACGTGAGGCCGGAACGCAGCGCGGCGCAGGAATAGAAGCCAAGGATGGCACCGTTCTCCCGCGGGTCGGGTTTGTGCACAAGTTCCTGGCGCGGAGCGCGGACGATGGAGAACTCATCACCTTCGCGAACAATGCCGGGCCAAACATCAAGGATCTCGGGAGATTGAAGCGCCAAATCCCTCAAACCACGAAAGCCGACGAGAATGGTGCAGACCTTTTTGTCGCCCTGGCGCTTTGGTCGACGTGCGATGAAGAAAACCTTCTGCGTAACAGAGTCGGGATACATTCCCATCGTCGCACAATCGCTGATGCACGAAAAGAAGCTGACGGGGTCACACTCGGAAAGCTCGGGCTGGCGGTAGATGAGCGAGACGACGAGCCGCTTGAACTTGTCGAGGGAGAGTTCCTTCGGAATCAACGCCTGGATTTTCTGCTGGGTGGTGGCTGCCTCCCACTTTGCAAGGAGCAAAGGCGGTTGTTCGCGGACCGCCAGGGCGCGAGCCCCAGTGGTTCCTACCGGCGGCGCTTGATTCGCCGGCGGCTCGACGGTCGCGGGCGGAGCGGTTTCGAATGATTCGGAGTCGGACATAATTCAGTGGGTTGGATTGTTTCGATTCGCAGGTTCAAAACCGGGCGGTCCTTGAGGACGCAGAGCGCATCACAGGCAGGCTGAAGCCCCTTCTGGATAGCGGTGCGCAGGACCGTGGCGCGATCTTCGCCAGTGTGCCGAGAAACCTTCCACACCATCGCTGAGATGGCGGGCGTAAAGCGCACGCCGAAAACAAAAGGCAACCGGACCGGCCTCAACACACCAGAGGGCATGCCGGAACGCTCGCGCACGTAAACGCGGCGGTCAAGCCTCAATTATCAGCGTAGGGAAGACGCACGTTGACCGGCGGCCGTGGCTTCCGCCGTCGCAGTTTAGAGAGAATCGAGCAGGCTTCACTAAAGGTCTTGGCCTGTCCGGTGCGGACGAGCCACTCCGCCTTGGCATTGAGGCCAGCGGTGGGCCACCAGGCGGGGAGATAATAGCTCACGGCCAGATGAGCCACGCGGCCCACACGAGCAGGGCGCCGATACAGAAGCCGAACGCGCATTCGGCAGCCACGAGCCAGCGATGCGACCGGCGTTGAGCCTTCTCTTCGCGGACCAGGGCCGCGGCCTGCCAGCTAAAAGGGTCTGTCGGGTCGAGGCGGTTCATGGAAGTTTATAATATGATCGCGCTACCGCACGAGGATGGCTCGACGTCATGCAGGATCACTTTGTAGCCGAAGGGGAATTTGTCACCAGCTATCGGGATCTCTCCATGCCAGCAACCATCTTTTTCGCTGATCCACTTTCCCCCGAAAGCCTGGGCAATCTTCATTGCTGATTCTTTTGTAGCCTCGCTCGGCTTCGGGCCAAATAGCTGCACTAATTTAGGATTGATGGCTGAGCCCTCGCAAGGGCACCAATTGTTAAACTCAGGTTCCTTGTCGGCGAGATCCCGCAAGGCCTGCAGCCTGCTGATCGTTTCGTTAATGTTATTTTGGAGTGTTGGCATTGGTCAATGGGGTTGAATTGCGTTTCTGTTCCCGGCGGATCCTGCGCGCCTTCTTCCAGCGTTTCTTCGCAAGACCAGCGTAGAACTTGTGATTCCCGCGGACCTTGGCGAGGCCCGTGCCGCGGCGCCCCATTTCGGAGGCGGTGATGGATGGATTGGTTGTCATAGTGATTTTGGGGGCCAGCGGATTTCTCCTGCTGGCAGATCGATGATTGAGCAATGTAGCCAATAGGTGCGCACGCACTCGCACTCTTTGCGGATGACCAGCGTGGCATTTGTGTGCTCCGTCCAAGCCGGCGCCACGAGGCGCGCCATCTCGTCAACGTGATCTCGTTCCCCATCGGTCATAGGTTAAGTGCTCTGGTTGTGGCATTCGTCCTGCCGGAGGATGGCGCGCCGCATGATCGCGGCACACTCAAGACAAAGGCCGTGCGTCACATCGAAGCCGGCGGCCGTGGCCGCAGCAGTCTTGGCGTCCTTGTCGGCGCACCAAGCGCACACGACGACGCAGACCCGAGGCAGCGGCGCGCACCGTTCGCGCTCGTTGCGCCGCTCCTCGTCCCGGGCGTTCTGCGCATCCTGGCGGAGATAGTCTTCGGTGAAGGTCATATTGTTTCGAAGGAGCCAAGCCGTCGCGCCATGTGGCGCTCGGCTCCGCCGGCGGACTTGAGTGCGCGCTGAATTGCTGCCGTGAGTTTGGGACAGCCTGCAAATTGGGCGCGGCTTTTTGCCGTGTGCAAATGCAGTAGGCAAAGATCAAGACTCTCGGCTTGCTTGATCGTGGCGAGGCGAAGTTTTATTGGGAAACCTCCTTCTATGCCGAATTTCCGACAGGCAACCCCCTCATAATTGAGGGCTGCTTGGGCCCTCAGAAAGCTCTTGGCATGCGCATGGCGGGCGGCAACGTCGGCGCGGATGTGATCCTGCACGAATTGCCGGAGGACCCCAACGAGCTCGGCGTGCGAATTGACCGCGTGTAAGATCTCGGCGCGCTTCCGCCGGCGTTCCTCATACTCCTGCCGCTCTTTGCGCTGGAACTCCAACGCTTCCTTGTCGATCTGCGCGGCCTGGTCGAGATCGGCAAAGTCCTTCGCCCTTGCCGAGTAGCCGCCAGCAACGGGCTTGATTAGTGGCTGCTGCATTTGGTGGTGGGGACGGCTGCCTTGTAGTCGCGACGAACGTTGAATGTCACTTCGCACATTCGCGGGTCGTCAGTGGGAAGCGCACACGAGAGCTTCTCTTTGAGAAATCGCTCAATGTCGCATTTGGTGATGTTGTGCTCGTTGCCGGCTGGCAGCTTCGCCGAGACGGTGAACGTGAGGAATACTCTGTTGTTTGCGCCCATGATGTTCCTTTCTATTGATTGATTCGGGTTGAGTCTAAAGGGGGCTCGACCCGCGCCGAGCCCCCCGCAGACCATCAACTCAAGGTTTTCCAATTGCGGCGATGTATGATGGCCAGAATTGAGTTGGGACTAACGGCGAATCTGCGACCAAGTTTAGGACTCGACCATCTGCCGGTTTGATAGAGTTGCCGGATCTGTCGCACTTGATCCTCGGTCAATTTGGGATTCCGCGGAGGCATTCGCCGTTTCGAAGCAGCGGAGATTTTCGCGAGTGCTTCCGGCGTGTGCCGATACCCTAACCCGTAATGGTGGCCCAAATGAGCCGCGGCAATCTTCCTGCGATGCTCCTCGGACAATGGCTTTCGTTTTTTACCACGTTGGGCTGCCGATATTTTCTCGATGGTCGCAGCGGAGTGGTGGTGGTTTACCTTCCCGCCGCTGTCGAGGTTGTAACCTTTCTCGCGCTGATCGCTGGAATGATAGCTGATCCATTCCTGCTCTCGAATGTCGAGCATCCCTTCTTGGATGCATTCTAAGATCCTAAATTCGAAACTCTCTCTTCCGTCGCGATTCCATGCGGCTTGCAGATGTGGATTGGGGTGGATGCCACGCCGCAGTTGCCAGAAATGCAGGTAACGCCGTCTTTCAAGATTGATGGTCTGTCCAATGTAGATTTTGCGATCGATCGCGTTCTGGATCGCATAGATGCCAGCGCCGCGAGTCACGCGATAGACGGACTTTTCTAGGGAGGTCATGGCGCAAGCGTGATGGTCGTCCAATCCCAGCAGCAGAATCCGTCCTGCCCGAGGTCTTGCTTGATCTGCGCGATGTCCTCATCGCAGAGCCCGTCCTTGTTCGTGAGGAGGAAATCCGCCCAAGTGCAGGGTTCCTGCCCGTCGACGGAGACCAGCGTTTCGTCGGTAATCGTCTTCATGCGTCACCCTTGGTAGAAGAAGCACAAGCCCGTCAGCCGCCACGCTCGCGGTCCGTTGATCTCTTCGACGTCGATGGTGCCGAAGGGATGGATTTTGAAGATGCGGCATTCGACGCCGCGCACGGTAACCAAGTCTCCGATATGTGGGGGGTGTCTCATGGGAAACAGAGAATAGCGCAACGTTGCGCATCGCCTCAAGCCTAATCTCGCCCCCGCCAAAGCAAAAGGCGCAAGCCCGTAAAGACTCGCGCCTTGCAACGATAATAGTTACCGTTAAACGGTAATCAGTCCAAGTCCACCGGTTCGGCCGGAGCCTTTAGGTTGCGGTAGGAGTAACCGTAAACCTCGTCCTTGATGAGCTCGACCAACCCGGGATTGCGCTCCGCCACGGCGATGAGTTGGAACGCGAAGGACAGACGCCCTGGAAGGATCGCGCCCGCGCAGGCGCTAAACCAGTCATCCTGCGAAGTGGGGGCTCCCGTCAGCCGGGCAATCAGCGCCGCATCTTCGATTGGCGTGAGCACCCTGGCCAAGGCCTCGTCGGCCGCCGCGAGTTCCTGCGCGGTTGTTTCGCCTTCGAGCAACTCGGCATGGAACTGCGTCCGGCCCTCATCAGTGAGCAGGTAGCCTTTGCCCCGGCCGGGCAGCCGATCCAACCAGCCGCGCTCCTCCGCCCGCCGGATCGCCCGCACAAAGGACCAATGTGCCGCCGCTTTGCCCGTATCGGATTCCAGCCGCGCCTTCAGCGTCGGAAAATCCGCTTTCCCGCCGCACCGCGCAAGCGCCGCCCCAATCAATTCACCACGGATCTTCTTCTGCTGCCCATCCGCCGTTTCCCACACCCCCTCCCCTTCGTTCACATACCAAAGACCCGTCTTCGCGTTGTACCGCATCACCTCCGCCTTCCGCATTTGGTCCCAAACCCACGACGCCACGTCCATCCGCGGATTCCCCGCCCCGTCCACCATCAGCCACCGCAGCAGCGGCGACCCCTCCGCCGTACTCCCAAACGCCATCGGTTCGTATCCCTTTAGTAGTTCGATCATTTTCATAGGTAAATTTCGCTTGCTTGGCACGGACGGCCATGACTCAGGGGGTAATCTTCTCACCGCGCTCCACAAGGTTGAGAAGTTACTACCCCTCAGTCAAGTCGCAATGCCGTCAATCCGCTCCCGTAAACTCCCGCTCTGCCGGACGCTTGCCATCTGTGCAAGCCTGCGGGATATTGTGCCATAAAACTGCCAGATATTCTGTCATAATATCCTGCACCTCCAAATCACGATACCGTTCTCCCTTGAAATCCTTCTCACATGCAAATGAAGTCTCGCGTATGTGCGCAGAACCCGCATTCCCGACTGCCGAGGCAATTGAGCTCTTGGCGCCCGCCTCTGGCAGCGGTGTTGGCAAACAGATCGCTCAGAGGCTTCTCAGCCGGCCCGACTGGCTGGACCTTGTAGAGAATGCGCTGGTGCATGCACTTACCGCACAAAGCCGGTTCTACGACAACGCAACGAAATCGCATGTCGTCATGCAGGATGCGAAGACCCAGCTTGCCGCCGTGCTGGGCATCTGGTCGCACCTGGAAGGCGATCCAATCAAGCGAGTCATCCACGAGAGAGGCGGCAGCGGCAGCAGCCCGGTCGAGGATCTTGAGGCGGCGCTCGCCAATTCGCCGGCGCTGGCCGCAGCCGTCCGCCGCACCCTCGCCAAGGCCGAGCGGAACCTCCAAATCAAGCGCGCTGAGCCCGTCGACCTCGACCCCTGATTTTCGGTCGATCCTCAGCAACTTGCGAAAGCTGGCGCGTTCCGGATTGGCGAGTGTCGTGCAAAGCGTTGGAGTAGACGATGCTACAGCATTTAACGCACAAGAACCATTACGAGACCTAAACAAATCGGGTGCGTACCAATCCGCCGTTTGGCATCGGCCTGGTGGCGTTGCGTCGATCCGGACGCGGCCGACCGCTCCTGGCGCAGATCCGCCGGCCCGATGCACCCCGACCCTCCCCCTATGCCCCCGTTTAACGCGGCTACGTGCTGTCCAAAAAGGGTGTCATGGGGAAAGCATTCCTTGGCACGGAGCCCCCGGGGTGTTACCGTGGCATGGTAGAATAGTATTGACATAATTGCGCGACAGTACGAGGGTGTGGGGATGGACGAAACACCAAACGAGAACTGGAAAGCGATAACCGGGTACGATTGGTACGAGGTTTCAGACTACGGGAGGGTGAGGTCGGTGGCGTATGGGGATTGGAGGCTGAGGGCGCTGGCGGTGAACCGGATTGGGTACGTGAAGGTGGCGCTGAGGGTGGAGGGGGCGGCGGGGCGGGCGGAGACGAAGAGTGTGCACCGGCTGGTGGCGCTGGCATTTTTGGAGAATCCGCTGGGTTTGCCGGAGGTCGATCACTTGGACGGGGACAAGGAGAACAACTGGGTTGGAAATTTGGAGTGGGTGACGAAGAAGGAGAACACGCGGCGGGCGGTGGCGCGGCTTGGGGTGTGGCTTAGGGCGGCGTGGGCGCGGGTGAAGAAGCCGGTCTGGATGGTGGATCCGGTGGGGAAGACGGTGACGCGGTTTGGGTCGACGGCGGAGGCGATTGCGCTGTTGAGCTCGATGCAGGAGACGGCTGGGGGTTTGGCGTTGGGGCCCGGGGCGGCGGCGAACATCTGCCATGCGAAGGATCGGGCGAAGATGGCGTACGGGTATTTGTGGTGGTCGAGGCCGGTGAAGGACGTTGAGGGGTATTTGGGGAAGTTGCGGCCGTCGAAGCGGAGCCCCTTGGGGGGGATTTTGCTGGCAGGGAGGTAGGGATTTTCATTGCCCAAGCGATTCGGCGGGGATTGGTTGGGGGCGATGAAAACACGAGCGAAGATGCGGGTAGCGTCGGTCTTGGTGACCGGTTATTCCGATCTGGTGACGCTGCAGGCGGTGTACGGCGGCGGAAACAACGCCGAGGACAACACGTATGCGAAGGCGACACCGAGCGGGAAGCTGGAGCTGCAGATCGACAACCCAGCGGTGCGAGGGGCGTTCAAGCCGGACCAGGTGTACTACGTCGATTTGACGCAATTGCCGGCGGATCCGGCGGCGGGCCCGGCGGTGGCGCCGTAGGGGGTAGAGATTCGCCCGGTGCTGGTGGCCGGCTGCCCGGGGTGGACGCGAGAGCGAAGTCCCGGGTTTTTTGTGGAGACGGGAGAGGAGCCAGGAGGCGAAGGCGGCGGTGCAGGGGTAGCAGAATTGGGATTCCCAGGAGAAGAGGGGTTGGTGGCAGCGGCGGCAGAAGGGATTCATCACTGATATAAACGCGGGAGCGTTACAGCTTGTCAGGATCCGGGCGGGATGCACGATGGGGGGTGCAAGACAATCGCATGGCGGCATGAAGGCTGCCGGGCGTCTCTTCACTTGCCGGAGCCACTCGAGCGATCGGGTGGCTTTTTGTTTGGGCATGAAGAGGGGGCCCCATTGACGGAGCCCCCGGGGAGGACTTGAGAGTGGGAGGGGGTTATTCCTTGGATCTGGCGATGCCGTCCTCGATGGCTTTGGCGGCGATGTCGCCGAATTCCTTGGAGCCGATGCAGGTTTCGATGGAGTGGACGACGGCGGATCTGACGGATTCGGAGATGGCGCCGGCGAGGGTGGGGCCGTCGTCGTCACGATCCGGCTGGAGGGCATCAAAGAGGGCGCTTTGAACCTGCTGGAGGATGGCCTGGCCGAGGCGTTTATCGTTGCCGATCGTGAGGGAAGTCAGGAGTTGGTTATGCACATGGCGGTTGGCCTCGGCGATGCCGCGTTCGATGAGATCGATCACGCAGTCGCCGAATGGCTCGGTGAGGTTTCCGCGCAGAGAGTTTTGCACCGCCCGGGAAACAGCCTCCGAGATCGAGTCGTCGACCCGTGCGATGAGAGCATCAGCGAAGGACAAATCTTTGTTTTCGATGGCGATGGCATGTTCGACTTCGAGGCGGAGCCGGTGGGCAATATCGATGAGCTCGTCGGCGAGGCGTTTGGAGTCTTCGGGTTGGAGGAGGGCGTTTTGCATGGTGGGCATGGGGGTTAGGGTTCGCGGTGGGCTCGGATGATTAGTTCTTGGGAGTGGGAGGGCATAGTTTTACGGGAAGCGGTCGAGGAGGGCGTTGACGCGGCTGACCCAGTGGTTGAGTTCGACCAGGCAGCGGCCGACGTAGATGAGGAAGGCCAGGACGCCGAGGTAGAAGGCGATGCCGAAGGAGTGCTCGGCGGTCCAGCGGAGGGCGCGGACAATGGTTTTCACGTTGGCTTGGGAAGCTCCGCGGTGAATTCGGTAGTGAGTAGGTGCGGCGGCAGACCTCCACAGGAGCAGAGGAAGACCGGCCCGCCGGCGTTGAGGCGCTCGAGGTCGGCCGCGTCCGGCAGCCAGGCGACGACAACCACGTCCATCCCATCGAGGGAGCCGCCGATGCTCTGGCCGCGGAAGGCGGGGATACGGTGGATCTGGCCCGCTGAGAAGCCTATGGGAGGGTCGAAGACGCAATTAGCCGCCGGGAAGGTGGTCGGCATCATCTGGTAGAAAGCGGGCGTAGGAGTCGGTTTGCCAGCGGCGTTGAATCTCCTCGAGGAGCCACTTAGCGGCGTCGAGGTTGATGGAGGCATCGTAGTTTTCGCGCTCGGCCCGGTCGGCGAAGTGGCAATCGGGGGTCCTCACGCGAAAAGAGGCCACGATATGATTGTTCTCATCGACGATGAAAACCTCGCCGGGGCTGGATCTCGTGACGGAACTGCGGAGCTCGAGCTTGGGGGTTTTCATTAGGAGGGCATCTGTTTGAGGTTCCAGAGGGTCTCGGGGATGATACCGCGCTGGCCTGGGCGAAGGGAACTGTCTTGCTTGACGAAGACGGGAATGCCGGCGCGCTGCACTTGGACACACAGTTTCTCGAGGTTGCCGATATGGAGCGGTCGGTAGCCAGGGCCGGACTCGCCGCCGACGATCAATAGACCGATGCCCACCGTTGCCGGAGTGCTATCTTGCTGATGCACCGATCTGACACCCCGAACGCCATTGCCAACGCTTTCAGGCTCTCCCCCGCTGATCTTCTTCGGCGAATCTCCCTCACAGCCCCTTCCCTTAGTTTCGCCATATCGTTCTTCTCGCCATTCTGATCTTTGGGAGATACTCCGAGAACTGTTCTCGCATGGAGGATCTGTTGTTGATACGTGGCCAATTCCAGATTTAAGGGACGGTTGTCCCCCTTTTGGCCGTTCTTGTGGTTGATCGTAAGGCCCAGTGGAATGGGCCCGTGATGGATCCGGAAGACGATCCGATGAGAGCACGCGTAACCCCGGACGCGATTTTCCATGAATCTTGTCTGATAATAACCTCCGCCCGTATTCCTCTCCGCTCGCCGTCCGTTGGGTCGCCATATCGTCCCGTCTGATTTCACGATCAGCTTCCCTCGCTCTACTGCCCTCATCACGATGTCCTCCATCTCGCGATTCTGTTTCATTGGGACGATTGGATAGTATCCACTTTGATAAGTCAATCGCGCCGAGCATCGGCTCGATCGAGAGGAAGCGGACCCTGGCCGGCACCTGCAGGAGGAAGCGGATTCGACGATCGGCGGTAGATTGACTGGTGAGAGAGGTTCCCGCCCAGAGGTTCGCCGGCCAGGGGATATTCCGGATTCCAAGCCAGCGGGAGAACTCAACCATCCGAGCGGGCTTCTTGGTAAGCCAAAGCCAGATGTGCCGCCGGCCGGGTGGACTCGTGACGTTGGAGATGATCTCCTCACTCAGAAATTCGTAGGGGACCTCTATTGAGAGCGCGTCGGACAGGTCGGAGATGAAGATGTGCCGCGGGCGGCCGGAGAGCCACGGCTTGTCGTCGCGAACGATGTTGCGCAGGTCCGACCAAGCGGCAGCCTTCGCCATGCGCCCCCGAATCGCCCGGACGTCGAGGAACTTCGGCGCATAGAGTTTCGGGAGCGATTTCGCGAGGCGGGTCTCGTGGAGGATCCGGGCGTAGCAGGTTTTGAGGATCTCGCAGCCGTCGCAGCCGGTCGTCGGGTTGACGGTGGAGTCGCACCAGCCGATGTTGGTATGGATACTCATTTGACGCGGATCCAAGACCGGATCGATCGGGGAGAGGAACGCATGTCGTTGGAGGTCGGCCAGCCGGCCGCCGTGAAACCGGAGACCGTGACGTAACTCTTTTCGATGAAGGCGGGTCGCCAATGCTCGCGGGCGTTCATGCAGATTCGGATGCGGTCGCCGACCTTGACGCCACGAGAGGTGATGAATGGTTGATTCATAAAGTGGATGATCGATCTGGCAAGCCGTTACCTGTTGGATCGATCAGCAACAGTAGAAAGGTCCACCCTAAGACCCGGCTTTAGTTGTCAGGTGGCTCGCGACGGCTCCGAGCGCGTATGACCGGGGCAAAGGATTAGAGTTGAACCCGCTCGCGGAGGTAGCCGATCCTGCCGGCGAGGCCTTCGAGCGCGTTGGAGTGCGTGTTAATAATCACGATGATATGCTCGTCATCAGGCGGCGTCGCCGCCCCTTCCGGCGGCTTCTCTGGCCGTTGCTCGGTGACCGGGAAGAGCTTCTTTTCGAGGTCATTCAACTGCTCATAGCATTGCGAGATCAGCGCGCTCTCGCGGACCAGGGCATCTTGGATCGTCGGGCGCTTGGAGGGTGAGACAGCGACCGAATCATCGCGGATAGGAGACAGACGGCCTCCGAGGGATCTACCTGCAGTCATTGGTTGGTTCATGGGAAAGTCAGCCCAGTTCCCGAGTGGGAGGGAGGTGGGGCGGATTCTTGGCTTTTTCGCGTTCCTCGAGCATGGCGCGGAGCTTTTTCTTTTGGGCAAAGTCTCTCTGGCGGGCATGGTCGTTGGGGTCGGGGGTGGTGATGCTTCCGCGCTGCATGAGGAGCATGCGCAGACTCTTTACCCCTCGCGGGTCCGGTGGAAGTGGCATCTCATTGGAGGGTTTTGAAACTGTTCGTACCGTCGGCGATCCGAGTCAAGCGACTTTTCGCGCCACACGGTAACACCGGGGATTGACAGGCTTCGCGCTTGACGGTAATCCAAGCCCACCCAAGAAGGTGGGAGATGCCGAACGAACCTCCTTCGCCTCTTGGGCACCTGATGCGCCGCCGGCGCCAGGAACACAAGATCACGCAAACCGACCTCGCACGAAAGATCGGCCTTTCGGTCAGCCAGATGAACAACATCGAAAACGGGCGGGCGCTGCCGAGTCTCGCGGTCTATTTTCGGCTCTGCATGGCGTTGGGCGTGAGGAAACCACCCTTCTCGCCATGAGATTTCGGAAGAAGCCGGTGGTGATAGAGGCGATGAAGGTCCCGCCGAAATGGAAAGGGAAAACGATTCCGCACGACATAGCGGGCCTCGCGCTTTGGTTGGGGCCCGGCGGGCCGTGGAGAATGACAAGCGACGGCGGGATCGACATTCTGACGCGGGAGGGAACGATGCACGCATCGATCGGGGACTGGATCATCAAGGGTGTGATGGGCGAATTCTATCCCTGCAAGCCGGAGATTTTTGCGGCAACCTACGAAGCGGTGGACTAGAACCATGAGCGAGTTCAACCTCGACTGGGTGAGGGAGTATTGCCCGAAAGGTCTCTGGAGCGTGTTCGACGTCGGAGCCTACGATTGTGGGGATGCGATGCGATTCAAAGCGGCTTATCCCAAGGCGAGCGTGCTCGCCTTCGAAGCCAATCCGGCCGCGATCACGTTAGCGGTCACCCGCGGCGCCCCGGCCGCCGGCGTGAAGATCATCTGGGGGGTCGTAAAAGACGACAACGAGCCGACGCTGTTTTACCCGAATGATGATCCGCGTCAGGAGGGAAACCCGGGCATGAGTGGCTCCTTTCTGGAGACGACCGCCGCGCTGCAGGAGCGGGAGAAACATCTTGTATTCAAAAAGCCGATCATCGTCCCCGGAATCCGCTTGATGGATTTCTGCCTGCAGAACATCTACTACGGCATCGACCTGCTGCATCTCGACGTCCAGGGCGCGGAGGGCCACGTCCTGCGTGGGTTAGGCCCGATCCGTCCGAAAATGATCTTCCTCGAGGTCGACGAGACTGATAACTACGAGGGTGCCGTCAGTCGGTTCGACGTTGCCAAGATGCTAGATACGATGGGTTATCGTCGAAAATGGATCGGCGCGCACGATGAATTCTGGGTTTACGAGCCGCATTTGACATGAGTGACTTCAATCTCGGTTGGATCAACCAGTACATTCCTGGGCCCCCGCGGCTCATCCTCGACGTCGGCAGCTTCGACGGTGGGGACGCCATGCGCTTCAAGCAGGCTTTCCCGAAGTGCCGGGTGGAAGCCTTCGAGGCGGATCCGAAGAACTTCGAGCGCATGCGCCTGGCCGATCAATGCCGGCAAACGGGTGTCGGCATCCATCATTTTGCCGTGGCCGACACTGACGACCAGACGGTCGACTTCCACCCGAACACCGACAAGCGGCCGTGGAACCCGCTCGGGAGCTGCTCCGGATCGATCCTAAAGCCTCTTCCGAGCTGCACGGAGATGTATCCATTTCTCGAATTCCACGAGCCGGTGAAGGTCAAGACGATGCGGCTGGATACCTTCTGCGAAGTCCACAAGACCGGCGCTATCGACGTCCTGCACATGGATATTCAGGGTGCGGAAGGGTTCGCGATCAAGGGACTGGGGCGGCTCCGCCCGCGGATGATCTTCCTGGAAGTCGACGAGACGACACACTACGACGGTGCGATGCCGCTGCCGGAGCTACGGGCGCTCCTCGAGGGTATGGGTTATTCGAAGGTCTGGGAGAGCGCCCACGATGCGCTCTACGTCTTCAACATGAACAGCGGTTTGGATGATCTGACGGTCTGCATCACCAGTTTCAAGCGCGGCCGTTATCTCGACCGAGCGCTCAAATCCTGCCGTGCGGCCGGCATCCAGCGCATTGCGATTGCCGCCGTCGAACCAACCGAGGAGGTCAATGAGGTCATTGCAGCCAATTCCGAGGGCTGGCTCAGCTTCGACGTCTCGCGGATTCAAGACGACATTGGGTGTAACAATACCTGGATGGTGGCAGCCTACCGGGCGCGCACCAAGCGCATCATCGTCCTGCACGACGACGACTTGCTCTCTTCGGAGTTCGGTCGAACCTACGTCGACACGATCGAGCCGGAACTGACCGCTGGCGTGGGATTTGCTTCATGGCGCCCCAATGTTCTCTACGACAATGGGAGCATCGCGGCCTGCGATTATTGGTCCTCGGATACGGCTGTTTATCCTTCCTCCAGTCTCGAGCCAATCCTCGATCACTGCCTGACTCATTCCCCTTGCGTGAGTGTGCTCGACCGGGAGACGGTCATTCACGCCTGCAAGGAGGCGGAGGCAACGCTCATCGAAAACGACTCGCTCGAGCGCCCGGGGATGCTGCTCGGGACCGAGTTGCTCGTCTACTACCGCCATATCCGGGCCTTCCCAAAGTGGCTCTACGTGAATGAAGTTCTCTGCTCCTTTGGATCTCATGCCGGCAGCGGGACCATTGCCGCGATGACCAAGGGGCGGGATGCCGTCGAAATGCTCAAGCGTGGCTACGCACTCGCCAAGGCGCAGGGGAAGCGCGCTCCCGTCGAGATTCATCCTCCGAAGCTGCTCTTGCTCTATTCTGAATTCGAGGCGAAGGATGAGGAGCAGGCGAAGCGCAACGCCTTCGCCAAGGATTCCTGGCAGTTCCACCTTTCGAATGCTGATTTCATTGAGATACCCGTGCGGGATGGCGAGTTGAAGCGATCCGGCGCGGATCTCGGAGACAAACCCGTTCCCTATGTCAAAGACCTCTTCGACGCCGGCTGTGCCTACGCCATGCCCGAGGATATCGTGGTTTACGCCAACCGTGACATTGGATTCACCACCGCAGCGCCCGAGCGTATCCTCAACGGAGTCAAAATCGGCCAAGGTATCACGGTCTGCCCGCGGCGCTGGCTCTTCCCGAACGGCCGGCTCTACAAATCGGTCCGGAACTGCAAGCATGACGGCGGGTTCGACGTGATGGCATTCACGCCGGCCTGGTGGCTGGTCCACCGGGAGACGAAAATGCCGGACATGCTGATCGCTCGTGAGGGCTGGGATACCGTGTTCCGCACGATCGCCGAGGAATGGGCGGATCACAAGGAACTGCTCGATCACGTCACCGACGGACCTCCGGAATGGAACCGAAGCCTCGCCTACACGGATGATGTTTGTTGGCATTGGCCCCACGAGAGCGAGTGGGAGACCAAGCGGACGAGTCTCCCCGGCCAGATCCACAATCGGAGGCTGGCCCGGGCTTTCTTTCTCGAGCGGAAAAACTTCGGGGTCGTCGCGTTGCTCGACGCCTACGGCGCTCCGCCGCGGGCGGTGCCATTCGGCCAGGTTTCCCAGACTCGCCGGCGCGTCACATTCCAACCACCCGAAGAACGTTACCATCCGCAAACGACGCAGCCGCCGCAACCCGGCCTAATCAAGACGAAGGTGCCGCGCACCGTGCGGATGACCGAGCCCATTCAGGCGCGTAGGCCTCCGCTACCTCTCCCGCTGCCACCGCCAGCCAGAAGCCTCCTCCCTGGGTATGTTCCACCGGTGCAGGCACGGAAGCCGACACTCGCGGAGCTCAACGCGAAGAGTCAGCTCGGGTTTGCCCGCAAATGAAGCCGGTTTTTTCGATTCTGCACGCCAGCCTCGGGCGCCCGGAAAAGGCGTTCGCGGCGATGATCGACTGGATCGCCAAGAGCAATTACCCGGATCTCGTCGAGTACATCTTCGCACTCAACGCAGACGATCCGACCGCACACGAGCTCATCAATAAACTTGTGCCGGGTAGGTTGCTTGGTGAGCGCGTTCATGTGGTGCAGGATCAATTCTCCGGCTCGGCAGCGGCTTGGGATGCCGCGGCCAAGATTGCGAAGGGCGATCTGCTTATTCAGGCGCAGGACGACGTGGAGCCGCCGGGACTTTGGGCGAGTGGGCTGATGGACGTCCTGTTGAAGGAGGTCGGCGGTAACTGGCGCAATGAGCCGGTGGTTATTCGCGTCTCGGATGGTTACCGCCAAGACGGGCTGATGTGCACGGCGATTATGACGATGGCCCGCGTGCGGCAGGAAGGTCATTTCATCTTCCCTGGCTACCTCTCGGTCTTCAGCGATGACGAGGTCACCTTTAGAGCAATGAGGGATTCACGCATGGGCATCTGTAAGTTGATCGATGCACGCGACCTCGTTTTCCGCCATCGCCACCACTACCACGACAAGAGCGTCCCGTTTGACGCCACCTATTCGAAGGAAAACAGCGCCGAAGCTTATATCCATGGGGAGAAACTCTTCTTCGCCCGCAATCCGGAGGCCCGCACAGACGGGATCATCACATGGCACTAACCCCACGTCTCTTCATCGCCATCCCCTGCTTCAACCGCTTCGAGATCGCCCAGCAATGCCTTCCGACGATCAAAGTGAATCGGTGGGACTGCGTCGGCATTTTCAACGACGGATCGACGGAGTACAGAGGGAGCCGGCTGAGGAAATGGTGTGATTGGCTCTTCGACCGCAAGGAGAGGATGGGGATAGAATGGCAGCGCCGGCGGCACTTCAGAATCTTCTGGCGCTGCTACGAAAAGGCAGGATTCACCCACTTCTACCTCACGGATGCAGATGCGCTGCATGATCCATCCTGGCGCTCCGAGGCGCTCCATCTGCAGGACGAATACGGCGGCGCGCCGGTCTGCCTCTACAACACCGCCGCGCACGTCCGGCTCAGTGGGAACACCATCGAAGACAACCCTGGGCAATATGTCATTTGGCGCCGCTACGCACCCGGAATCAGTTACCTCCTGACCGTCGAGCACGTTCGGATTGTGATGCGGCACATCGATCAGATGACCAACTGGGACTGGCAGGTCTGCGATTGGCTCGGCAACCGCATGGCGATCTCGAGGCGGAGTTTCGTGGATCACATTGGCCGCGGCGGCATCCACCACCCAGAGAACGAGGGGTTCAATGGCGGGGACGTCGCGCTCAACCCCACAAGTTTTTTGGTAGATAAAAGGGCGGAAGTAATCTCAATACTATCCAAGGAATGAATACGGAAGGCTTTCATTGCAGGGAATCTGTGATACTTACTCGTCCACGAGCATTGAAGAATTTCTATGCCAGAGTCGATCGTAGTGGGGGAGCAGATGCATGCCATAATTGCCGTGGGCACACATTTAATAATGGCCGAATGGCCAGATACGCGAGAGTGCGTACCACGGAAGGGAGCTTCGGGGCTCATCGGATAGCTTATTTTCTAGCTAATGGAGATATTCCGAAAGGCCTGTGCGTATGCCATTCGTGCGACAATCCCTTATGCTGTAATCCAAGCCATCTTTGGCTAGGTACGAATGCAGACAATGCCGCAGACCGAAGTGCAAAAGGACGTGGTGCCTTTGGCGATCACAATGGATCTCGTCGGCATCCCGAGAGGTATCCCAAGGGTGATTTGAGCGGTCCCCATCTTCATCCTGAATTAATGCCCCGCGGTGATAGGCATGGCTCTCGCACACATCCTGAACGTCTGCCCCGAGGAGACCGCAATGGTATGCGAAAGCATCCGGAAAGCGTACTTCGTGGAAGCAAATCACCCAATGCGAAACTGACAGAGGGAATGGTCTTCCAAATCAGATCCTTTGCGGCGCAAGGTGAAAGTATACGATCGATCACTCGAAGATTCTTGGTGTCCCGGCGGACAATTCAATTCGCGATCCGCGGTCGGAACTGGGCACACCTTCCGCTTGTCCAAAAGCGCAAAGAGGTTGTCGCGGCCCTCGAATCGCAGTAGGCCTTGGTCATGGTAGACGGCAGCGTACTCATTTCCTCTGTCGCCAGTGACGCCGGCGCCTGGTTCGAGAATTACGGTCGGATCTGGCCGAAAGATCGCAACCGCGGGCTGATCTGCCCGAAGCTCAACTACCTGCAGACCGAGATTCAGGAGGTCGTGCAGCGAATGGAGGATTTGGACCTTCCGGTCCGCATTGTTGGTCTGAAACCCCGGCAAAAGGGCTCAACCACCTATTTCGCGGCGGTCGATTACTGCCATCTGAGGCGGGCATCTGCGCACGCCTGCCTCATCGGCGGACAGTATTCCCAGACAACGGAAGTCTGGGAGATGATGAAAACCTACCAGAAGAACGATACGTTCGACTGGAGGAACACCGGCGAGATCAACGCGAAGGAGGGCCGATGGTCGAACGGCAGCCGGCTCACCCCGGAAACGGCGAATGACAAACTGGCCGGTATCTCGACTACCTTCCAAATCCTCCATTGCACGGAGCTCGCCCGCTGGGCGAAGTATGGCGTTGCGAACGCCGGCGCGGTCCTCACCAACATTCTAAAATGCGTCCCTCTCCTCCCGGGAACGATCGTGATTCTCGAGAGCACCGCCGAAGGCAACTGTTACGATGACAAGACGGAGATTCTTACAGATGCGGGTTGGAAGTTTTTCAAAGACCTCAATGGACGAGAGGGCATCTTGACCAAGAATCCGGAGACTTCAGTCGCTTACTATCAGAAGCAATGGAGCCCAGTCATCAGCAAGTGGAAGGGGGAGATGGTGCATTTCGAGACTCGCACCGTTAATCTAGTGGTAAGCCCTAACCACATGATGTGGATGGCGAGGCAAAAGGGTAAAATGAAACTCCAAGCGGCTGAGACGGCCCTCGGGGAAAAGACCGATTTCATTTTTGATCGAGCGATGAAATGGGCGGTGCCTGGTTTGGAGGCGATCACAATACCGAGCTACACTCACGTTCAGGGTAACGGCATTCGCACGCATCAGCCTATTAGAATCCCGATCGATATTTGGTTGAGATTTCTTGGGCATTGGCTGGCCGATGGCCACCTGAGTTTCAGGCAACGTGACAAAAAGGTTGTATTGACGCAAACCAAGTTTCCTGAGCTCTTCCGCTCATCAGCGAAAGGAATCGCTGATTGCCTAGGGTCACCACTGAGGGACATGCCTCATACGAATGGAAGGAGATTTGAAATCTGTAATGCCCAACTTGCTTCTTATCTCACCGCGTTTTGTCGCCCGAAAAGGATTCCGCGGGAGCTTCTTATGGGATTGTCTTCGGTCCAGTGTAAGCAACTTATTCAATCGATCTACGAAGGAGACGGGGATCAGTACGATGCAGAGACGCGGAAAATCGAGAGAGGAACAATTTTCTGCGGGATAGATAAAGAATTTCAGGATGACTTACAGGAATTAGCCTTGAAGGCCGGTTACGCAACGAGTGCCTTCGGGCCAGATAGAAACCGTCGGGCTACTTTCACGGCATCTACTCGGGCGATGGTCCGGTACGACAATCCTCCATTTGTAACTGAGGATTACGATGGGATGATCTATTGTGTCAAACTACCCAAGGATCACCTATTGATGGTGAGGAGAAAAGGGAAAGCGGTTTGGTGCGGGAACACCGGGGAGTTTCACGACCGGTTTGTCGCCGCGGTCGACGCGCAGGACTTTCTGAGCGGTCGGGTGCAGCTCATCCCCGGACAGTACGTGCGAGTTTTCGCTCCCTGGTTCGAGTTCGATGATTCGGCCATCCGGTTGACGCCAGAGCAGAAGCGAGAGATGGAGCGGACGATCGATTCAGACGAGGAATTCTCTGGCGAGCGCGATCTGATTAACGCCTACGGACACGAGGAAAACGGCGTCATGCGGCTCGGCAATAGCGTGAAGGATTATGACGTCTGGGAGCAGCTCGCTTGGCGCCGCTTTGCCATTCGGGAAGAGTGCGAACGAGACAAGGACATTTTCGATCGCGACTATCCGCATAGTTGGAAGGAGGCTTTTCTGAAGAGCGGCGACCGTCGCTTTAACTCGACCGGACTTTCCGTACTACGAAAAAGGCTGGGCTTGCGCGTTCCGATGCCTGGGATCTTGGAGGAAACGAAGAGCCGCCGTCTGTCCTTCCGCCAAACAGAGCAGCGCGGGGCGAAGTTCATCATCTTTGAGAAGCCGCTCGCCGGCCGCCGGTACCTCATGCCGGTCGACGTGATGACCGGTGCGACCCAAACTGGCGGCACCGACCCAGATTTCCACTCTGCCTTTGTTCTCCGGGCTGGTTACTGGGACACCAATGGCAAGTGGATCCGGCCGGCCACGGCGGCGCGGATCGTCGCCTGTCAGTGGGATATTGACGTTCTGGAGGATTCCGTCTGGAGACTCGCCCGCTTCTATGGAGGGACCGTCGGATGCAAAATCGCGATCGAGATGAACATGGACCGCGGCCTCACGGAGCTCCTGAAGCAGCGCAGCGCGGATATGTATATGCGCGAAATCTTCAACCGGAGGGAGTTCAAGACCACGTCGGCGCTTGGCTTCAACACGAACGAGAAAACCCGGGAGATGATCGTCGAGGTCCTTGCCAAGGCGATTCGTGAATGGGACACGCCCGGCGAAGGGATTGACGTTTTCGATGCCCGAGCCATCGAGCAGATGGAAAACTTTGTTAGAAAGCTCAACGGCCGCAGCGAGGCGGCAGAGGGGTTCCACGATGACGACGTCATCTCGATCGCGCTCGGCCTGCAGTTGATCGAACAGGCGACGAGTTTTTTCCCCGAGAGGTTTGGAAACAGTTTGCCCCCGGACCTGCGCGGCACGCCGCAGGGCCAGGGGCAACCGTCCCAGTTCAGCTGACCGGCCATTCCAAACCGCGCCCGGCCGCGCTCCGCTGGACCTCACCTCGCCAGCCGTACCATGTCCCATCGCGCTAATCCTCGCTCCACCCGGCTTGGCCAAGCCTGCCGCGCCTCGCCTCATCAAGCCTCGCCACGCCCAACCTCGCCTGTCATGCCGCGCCGGGCCATGTTTCGCCTAACCCCACCAGACCAGGCGGTGCTGCGCCGCGCCTGCCAGACCAAACCTGTCTTTGCATAACCTAACCCAGCCGGCCGGGCCGCGCTCTGCCCGACCTTGCCCGTCCGCGCCAAGCCAGATTTTGCCGCGCCGAACATTGCCGCGCCTGCCGTGCCATGCCAAACTGTGCTTCACCATGCCTCGCTTCGCCGGGCCGGCCGTTCCATTGATTACAGAACCTCGCTGCGCCGCGCCTGCCATACCTCTCCGGCTGGGCCACACCAGACCTAACCACTCCTTGCCCCGCCGGCCGCGCCGAGCTTTGCCATACCAACCTGTGCCATGCCACACCTGCCGGACCGAGCTTTGCTTTATACCGCCAGACCGTAGAATACCGCGCCCGGCCGCGCCGGACTGGGTCTTGCGTTTCCGTGCCTGACCTGACCAGTCATGCCGTACCCGTCTCGGCCATACTACGCCATGTCCTGCGGCGCCCCACCACGCTCGACCGCGCCTGCCGTGCCTGACCCGTCTGAATCATTCCCCGCATTGCTAAGCCTGGCCTGCCGTTCCATGTCACGCCATAGATTGCTGCGCTCCGCTACACCCTACCGCGCCGGCCTCGCTGCACCCAACCCGGGTAAACCAGACCGTGCCTGCCGCGCTGGACCGGACTAGACCAAGCTATACCTTGCGATGGCAAAAGCTGAATTAAGCGGGGACGGGAACGTATCGCTCGAAGCGTCCCCAGCCCAAAGCTGAGGATTTCTCCGGTCGACCTTCACAGATGCCGACACCCCATCCAGCCTGTTTGATGAGCGCCAGTAATTGCTCCTCACTTACGAGGCGCGGATTGTACTCTACGGTGACGCGCAACTGCCACTCATTATAGACCGGACGATAGGCCAGTCCTCGGGTGTTGATGCCAATGGTGACGGCATGCTCGGCAAAGACGCCGACGGCGGGTGTTCCATCAAACATCTCGATGGGAACAAGCTGACTGGTCGGAGCTACTGTCGGAGAGACGAATAACGCCTGCCGCAGCGCAACCTTTGTGAGGTCCTCGAAAGCCGTGGCAGCAGAGACGATGGCCTTTTTGAGCGCGGTGATAGGAGCGCATTCCCTCCCCTCTGCATCCACATAGCGAGCTGCGAGAAACTCCGCTTGAGGATCTCGGGCCTCTTTCGCCTGTTTGGCGTTTTTCGCCTGCTTTTTCCTGATTTCACGCTTCGCCTTCTCGTCGAACTGGTGAACTACGAGCGGAGAGCCGGGCTTTCCGCGTAGGATGATGTCGATCGACTGAATATCTCCCTTCGGAGCTAATACGTCTGGTGTTGCATTCATTGTTTTTTGTCCCGGGTTGCCGTGATTGGCTAAGGGACGCGCCCAAAATGCGCTTCCGAGGATTACCGTCAAGCGGTATTTTACCGCCACACGGTAAAATGACCGACATTGCAAGAATTTGACAGTCAGACGGAGGCTCCGTAGCGGCTGGCAAATGGCCGCAGACACGTCCGCCCCTGTCAGAACGAAGAAAGGCGCCGACGACGAGGAGGATATTCTACCCCCGCCGGACGAGCGAGATAACCCACTCCCAGAGGAGAATCCCGAGCAGCCAGAGCAGCAAACCGGTCCGCAGGCGAATCGGCCGCAGGTACCTACACTTGGACCGCGGAAGACAATTCCGCGGGTTGACGAAAGTCTTCTACCTGAGAGCCGAGTAGCGCGGCACGAGAAGGCGGACGAGGAGACGAGGGCAGCGACCGCCGAGGCCTACAGCGAGCAGCACCCTTTCCAGCCGTCGGGGTGGACGCCCGGAGCATCCCCGCAGGCGATCAAACAGGGAGAACTGACTGCAGACCAGGAGGCCACTGATAAGGCGGCGCTGGATCGATACAACCTTGTCGAACAGCGCAGGGCCCGCATGCAGCAGGTTCGGCAGCAGAACGTTGATTTCCAGAAGCAGGCGGCAGCGACCGGACAGCGTTCGTATGTAGATGAAAATGGGGTGAAACAGCCCTTGCTTGAGCCTGGCACGAATCGGCCACTCTATACGCCGAGCCGCTGGGAGGACGCCGTCAATCCCGCCGGCGAACCGGCCCGGATGATGAGCGACGCCTACGGCCAGAGGCAATTCAAGCCTCACCCGGTTGCATTCAACGACGCGGATCTCAACGATTCGAAGGCCTATTACCGGAACATGGCGGGAGAGTTGGTCGACTCCGGCCAGACGCTCGAGCAACTCACCAAGCACAGTGATTTCAACGTCCGGATGGGCGCCCGGAAGGCAATAAAGCAGAAGGACGCGATGGTCTACAAGGAGGCGCTCCGACCATACGAGGAGGCGACGGAGTTCTCTGCGATCAACCTCAAAAAGGCCGAAGATGATCTGATGGGCTGGCAGGATAGGATCAAGCAGCAGACGGCTTTGGTCGACGCGACGCTCGATCCGGTCCAGAAGGCCGGCCAACAGGCAACGCTCGACCAGTTGAATGCGCAGGCGCAGCAGCTCGAGGCGGCAGTCAAACCGAATACCGGCAACCTCTGGCGGCTCAACAAGCAGGCGGAATTACACAAGGGCATCGCGTCGGCGACGATGCACCAAAAGCTCCAGGAGCACCAGATTGGGGAGCGAATGGAGTTTCTGAAATCGAATGGGCTGCCGGTGGAGGGAGATCCAGTTCTTGAGAGCATCAACACCGCAATCGCGCAGGGCGCTGCAGGCATCAACGGCGCCGCGCAGATGGCGAAGGCCCGCGCCGCAGCCGGCTGGCCGCA